CTGGCGGTGAAGCGCTGCGGGGGATGGAGAGCAAGCCGAACGGCCAGAAGGCAGAAGGCAGCGGGCAGAAAGCAGAAGGCGACGCGACCCCGCCCGTGTGCGCGATCCACAAGACGCCGATGCAGAAGGTGCAGGGGAAGAAGGGGAGCTTCTGGAGCTGCCACACGAAGCTGGACGACGGCAGCTGGTGCCCGTACAAGCCGCCGAGCGATTGAGCGGGAGTCACGTTATCCAGACCCGAGCCGTGCTACACTTTCAGCACCATCACACAGAGCACCGCTCTACCCCGGAGTGGGGACAGATCGCCCGCGACCTGAAGGCCCGCTATGGCGAGACGCTCACGCCTGACGAGGTGCGCCAGGAGATGGACGCGCCCAAACCCTAACCGAACAATTTGCGGGTTTCACGACCGGATCGTGCTACACTTTTCAGCACCATCACACTGGAGGACACCATGGGCATGGACTGGGACACCATCAAGAAGATCAAGGGGAAGGCCATCTGGGAACACGAGCACGAGTTCACGACCGAGCGGCTCACGTGCCAGAAGAACGGCGTGTGGCGCTACGAGGACGAGAACGGCGGCGCGAATGGCGCGTATGAGTCGCGCGGCACCGAGGTGCGCACGCTCGACGCGCAGGAAGCCGTCAACATGCTCCGCGCGTGGGGCGTCACCGAAGCCGTGATCGCCGAGGTCGCCGATCTCGCCGAGCTCACCGCAGCGGACACCGAGTAGCACCGCTCACCCACCACAACCGCATATCGCCTCACCCGCCCCGGCTCACACGCCGGGGCTTTTTTCCCCCCGGATTGACTCCCCCCGCTGAACGGCGTACACTTCCCTCTGCCTTAGAGTCGACGAGACCGGGGCGCGCACTTGAAGGAGGAAGGATGAAGGCGAAAGGATGAAATTTCATCCTTCTGCCTTCTGCCTTCAGCCTTCCAAGGCGCGCCCCGGTCTTTTAGAAAGGACCCCCGGCCAAGGCTCAAGGGCCAAGGGCCAAGGAGCAAAACCATGAGCAAGATCGGACAGCTTCTCAAGTCGCGCAAATTTTGGGCCGCCGTCGTCGGGCTGGTGATCGTCTTCGGCGGCGACCGCGCCGGGGTGGACCTGCCCACGCTCAGCGCGGCGGTGGCCACCGTGGTGGCGTACATCCTGGGCACGGCGCTCGAGGACGGGCTGCGCGCGCGGCCGTGATCACGCTGCACCTATCGGACACGCTGCTGGCGCTGCTGATCGGGGTGCTGCTCACGCTGCACTACGTGGTCTACGCGCGCCGCATCCAATTGCAGAAGCGCATCAGCCAGCTCGAGTCGCTGAACGCGGCTCTGGGGCTGCGCTTCGTGCGCCTGGCGGCGATCGTGCGCAACGGGCAATCCCCCGACGGGCAGCGCGACGTGGACGAGCTGGTGGAGTCTATTCACACGCTCTTCCGCCAGTACCAGGCGGGCGGGCTGAACATCGCCGCCCTCGGCGACGTGACGGTGGGGGGCGACGTGGTGGGAGGGGGCAAGACAGAAGGCAGTAGGCAGTAGGCGGAAGGCAGTAGGCGGAAGGCAGTAGGCGGAAGGCAGAATGCAGAAGGCAGAAGGCAGTACGAGCCACGCCCAGACGGCGGCGCTGCCGCTCCCGCTGCAGACCGAGGTGATCATGCACCGGCTGCTGGCGCACCTGACGCTGTGGCAGTGCCAGATGCTGGTGGATCACCTTGACCGGGTGCTGACGGGCGGCGGCTTCGGCGAGGTGGCGATCGTGATGGAGAAGGGACACACGCGGCGGCTGCGCCTGACGCTCTCGGCGGATATCACCCCGGTGCAGACGACAGGCTCAGAGGAGAAACCCCATGGCCAAACCTAAACGGAAGCGCAAGAACTGGATCAAGAAGGCGATCAAGCACCCCGGCGCGCTGCGGCGCAGCCTGGGGGTGAAGAAGGGCAGCAAGATCCCGGCGGGCCGGCTGCGGTCCGCGGCAAAGAAGCCGGGGACGATGGGGCGGCGGGCGCGCTTCGCGCAGATGCTGCGTTCGTTCACGAGCAAGAAGCGGAAGCGATAGAGTCGATAACCCATGTGACGGGCCAGCCCTGCGTTCAGCGCAGACCAGGGCTGGCCCGATCCCCATTTGAAATGTCGTTTTTCACAGATGAAATCAAACGCCCTTCGACAGGCTCAGGGCGCGGCCTTAAAGCACGGGAACCCACGCGCGCGGGGCGGAAAGCGCGCGGGCGCAGGGCGCAAGCCGGCGGCGGCGACGCTGCTCAAGCGGAAGCTGGCCGACCGGCGGAACACGGAGGCGGAGTACGCCTTCGCGCTGCTGTGCAAGTACATGCGCCACGCGCCCCGCGGCAGAGGCGAGACGATGGGCGAGCGTGAGTTCCGGGCGGCGTGTGCGCAGCGCGTGCTGGACCAGGTGATGGGCAAGCCGATGCAGAGAGTCGAGACGACGGGCAGCGTGAAGCTGCTGGTGATGGGCGATGAGCGCGGCGATGAAGACGATGGCGCCTGAGGTCGAGCGCGTGCAGTTCGCCGACCTGTGCCGGTTCGAGCCGAAGCAGGTGGCGGCCTCGCGGGCGGCGGCGGCGCACAAGTTCACGCTCTACGGCGGGGCGCGCGGGCCGGGCAAGAGCTACTGGCTGCGCTGGTACCTGCTGAGACGCATCCTGAAGCGCGCGGCGCGCGGGATCACGGGCGTGGTCGCGGGGCTGTTCTGCGAGGACTACCCGACGCTCAAGGACCGGCAGATCGGCAAGATCGAAGCCGAGTTTCCCAACTGGCTGGGCGAGCTGAAGGACTCGCTGGCGCACGGGCTGGGCTTCCACCTGCGGCCGGAGTACGGGGGCGGGGTGCTGGCGCTGCGCAACCTGGACAAGCCGGAGAAGTATCAGTCGGCCGAGTTCGCGGACATCGGGGTGGACGAGCTGACCAAGAACGACGTGACGGTCTTCAACGCTCTGCGCGGCTCGCTGCGCTGGCCGGGGCTGCCCGACTCCGATTGCAAATTCGTGGCGGGCAGCAACCCCGGCGGGATCGGGCACCTGTGGGTGCGCGATTACTGGGGGGTGGACAAAGATCAGGCGCTGCCGGCGGAGATGCAGACGCTGGCCGATCAGTTCACGTTCGTGCGCGCGCTGCCGGACGACAACCCGCACCTGGACGCCGCCTATTGGAACATGCTCAACACGCTCACGCCGGACTTGGCGCGCGCCTGGCGCTGGGGCGACTGGAACGTGTTCGTGGGGCAGGTGCTGGACCTGCGCCGGGGACGGCACTTCATCGACCCGATCGAGCTGCCACTCGCGTGGCCCAGGTGGCGGGCGGTGGACTGGGGGAGCGTCGCGCCGTTCGTGTGCGGGTGGGCCTGCCGCAATCCCGATATCGGGCGGGTGTACGTGTACCGGGCGCTGCACGAGACGGGGCTGACCGACCGGCAGCAGGCGCGACTGATCGTGGCCAACTCCCCGCCGTCCGAGAAGGTGCGCATCACCTACGGCGACCCGTCCATGTGGACGAAGAAGAGCCACGAAGACAAGACGTTCAGCACCGCCGACGAGTACCGGGCGGAGGGCGTGCCGCTCGTCGAGGCGGACAATGACCGCATGACCGGGCTGCGCAAGATCAAGACGCTGCTGGCCGACCTGCCCGACGGCCTGCCGGGCTTGCAGATCTTCAACACCTGCACGGACCTGGTGCGCACGCTGCCGGCGCTGACCCACGACCCGGTGCACGTGGAGGACGTGGACACCGACGGCGACGACCACGACTACGACATGCTGCGCTACCTGCTGACGAACGTGCGCCCGCCCAGCCCGCGCCCGGTGGTGGTGCAGGTGGTGGACTCGATCCTGAAGCGCGCGCAGAAGAGCACCGGCCTGGGGAGCCGGGACCTGTGAGGCAGAAGGCAAGGCAGTAGGCAGAAGGCAGTAGGCAGAAGGCGGAAGGCAGTAGGCAGAAAGCAGAAAGCAGAAGGCAGAAGGCGAAAGGCAGAAAGCGACGATGGCTGACTTCGACCGGGGCGACTTCGACGACATCCGCGAGACGTGCACGCGCTTGAAGGGCATCTATAGCGGGCGCGACACGCTCTACGAGGAGCTGCGGCGCATGGTGCACATGGAGTGGAGCGAGCAGCCCACGGGCGACTGGATCAAGAGCACCATGTCGCCGAGCGCGTACAACGCACTGATCGGGGCGGTGCGGCTGATGGTCTCGACGGAGCCGCAGATCAACGTGCCCTTCGACGAGGCGCAGACGCAGGCGAAGCAGGCCAGCGGCAAGATCGAGCAGGCGTGCAAGGCGATGTGGGCGGGGAGCGGGCGCATCGCGCAGCGGCCGGTGCACTACGAGGTGGTCTTCTCGGCGCTGATGTTCGCGGAGATCTGCGCGAGCGTGACGAGGACGGCCGACCTGCTCAAGCACGCCGAGGGGACGCAGAACCCGGCGCTGATGCGGCGCATGGAGCGGGTGGCGCAGACGACCCCCTACATGTTCACCTGCTACAACCCGGCCACCTGTTACGGCGACTTCGACCTGTACGGGCTGCGGGGGATGCTGCGCCGCACGGCGACGCGGTGGGGCGAGGTGCTGGCCACGTGGGGCGACCTGGCCGAGGCGGCGCTGGGCAAGCGCGCGGGCGCGCTGAAGGCGTACGACCTGGTGACGTTGAGCGACTGGTACGACTGGCGCTACCGGGCGGTGTGGCTGGACGACGGCGACGACCCGATTCTCTTCGACGAGCACGAACTGGACTTTCTGCCAGTGGTGGATCAGATCGTGGACGGGACGATGCTGTTCGACCTGCCCGAGCGGCAGCGCTTCCCGCTGCTCTACGCCATGCACAAGAGCGAACTGTGGAAGCGGGAGAACCTGGGGCTGACGGTGATCTACTCGCTGATCCACGCGCTCGGCTCCAACCCGCTGCTGGTGCAGGAGACGGACGACGTGGAGGCGCCCACGACGGTGGACCGCAGCGTGCCAGGCGGCATCCTGAAGGTGCCGAAGGGCGAGCGGCCGTCCGGGCTGTTGGAGAAGGTGGTGGACCCGGAGCAGTACAAGGGCTTGGATCTGGCCGCGCGGCTGAACGAAGAGTCCACGATTCCCAAAATGGCATTAGGCGCGCCGCCGCAGCAGGTGATGGCCTTCTCGGCGATCAGCCTGCTGGTGCAGTCGGGGCGGCTGCCGCTGACGGCGACGAAGCAGCTGGGCGGGGAGGCGATTGCGAACCTGCTGATCGCGGCGCTGGCCTGGTACAAGGCCGACCCGCCCGAGGGCGGCAAGTTCTACGACTACGGCAAGGGGAGCTATCTGGAGCTGAGCCCGGGCGACATCCCCGAGCGGCTGGCGCTGCGCGTGAACCTGGAGCCGGACCTGCCGACGGACAAGCTGCAGTTGGCGCAGGTCGGGCAGGCGCTGGTGCGCGACAAGCTGGCCTCGCGGCGCTGGGTGCGGGAGAACATCCTGAGCACGGGGCAGAGCGAGGCGATGGACCAGGAGATCTGGACGGAGGAGCGCGTGAGCTTCGAGATCCAGCGCATCTTCCAGCAGCTCAGCGCGCAGGATCAGCTGAAGATTCAACAGGCGGCCCAGGCCATGCAGGCGCAGGCGAGCGGGGCGGTCGAGCAAATGGCGGGGCAGATGCACGAGCAGATGATGGCTGCCCAGGGCAGCCCCCCGACTCAAGGGCCAGGTGGCCCACCGCAGGGAGAGTCAGAGATTGCGCCGGCCGGGGCGGCCGGTGGCAACGCTGGCGGCGGAGGTCAGGAGGTATCTCCCTATCCTCCTGGCGGGGTGGGTGAGGGGCGACCGATGACGGGGCCGATGCCGCCGAGAGGGCAGGCGCGATGATCAAGATCACCGACGTGCTGGGGGCGTTCGTCGAGGCGCAGCTGCGGGCGGCGGAGTGGGAGCGGGAGTTCCAGGCGCAGTTCTTCGGGCCGGTGCGGCTGGCCGAGCAGGTGCAGGCGTTCCTGTCCAAGCCCCCCGAAGAGCGCGCGGGGATGGCGCCCGACGAGCAGGCGAGGATGGGGGAGCACGCGCGGCGGATGCAGACAATCTTGAGGGATGAAGGCGGAAGGATGAAGGATGATTTCATCCTTTAGCCTTCAGCCCTCATCCTTTTGCAGGAGGCTGACATGGCGAAGAGACCGGTAAGACGCTACGAACCGAAGCCGAAGCCGGCGCCGCAGGGACCGAAGACGCGCGGGCGCGCGGCCAGGCCGGCGGCGCCCGCCGCGAAGCCGGCCGCGCCCAAGATTTCCGCCTACCGACCGGGCGCGGGCAAGTTTGGGGGCACGCCGACCCAGCCCGGTTTTGCGGATGCGATCGCGGGAGCCGTCGCGAACGCGATCCGGCGCTTCACGACCACGCCGCTCTTGCCGCAGGCCGCGGGCCAGGCCCCGGCCGCATGGGGCGGAGGAAAGTTCGGCCAGATCCCGGCCTGGGCGGCGGAGGCGCAGGCGCGGGCGAGACCGCCGTTTATGACGGGCTTTGGTGGGCCGGGCAACCCCAAGACGCGCGGGCTGGCGGGGGAACGCTACGCCAATCTTCCGCGCTTCGGGCCCGTGCGCCAGGGCACAATGACGAAGGCGCGCGCGCCGGTGACGGCGCGGCCGTACGTGCAGCTCGAGCCGCCGGCCGAGGAGCAGATGGCGGCGGCGGGGATGGGGGCTGAGCCGTTCTACCCTTACCCGGATTATGGCGGGGG